CGTTGCGGAGTATAACCAGCTCTGCCCTATCGGCGGCAGCCGGGCAAAAGGCACACGCGTAGACAGAGCACAGCCTTCCGGAAACGATATTTTAAGCCCGGAGTTTATGGCGCACAGCCGGGAACGCCTGCGGAAAAACAAGAAAGGAGCAGATGACCATTGACAAATCCATGCTGCAAAAACTGCCCAGACCGGTATCCTACCTGTCATGACCACTGTCCACAGTTTGCCGCTTGGCGCAAAGAACACGCCAAAGAGACGGACTATAACCGAAAAATGACCGTGTCCGGCATGGTCTACCACTACGACTACGAGGACAAGCACCGGGAGAAGGGCAAGAAAAAGTATTTGGGCAAAAATGGAGGAGACAAATGAAAACCGTACAGGAAATTATGGAGGAGAACGGCTCTTTGGCAAACATCGAGCGTTTTCAGACAATGCAGAAGTGGGAACACAAGCGCAAGGTTGCGCACGCACAGGAAATGGCAGAAGCGTTCTATTGCTGGGCTAAGGATCACGGCAAGGGCGTTCATCTGTCAGTGGGCGGTCTGGATTCCATCACGCTGCATTACTTTTTGGAGAGCATCGGGCTTCCCGTCACCTGCGTGTCTTGCTCATCGCTTGAGGGCAAGGGCGTACAGCAGGTGCACAAGCAGATCGCGGCCGAGATGGAGAACGAATATAAAGACTGGATGGGCGATGGTGAGGTGCCCTCCTTCGTGTTCCTGAAGCCGCTGAAAAGCAAGGTGCAGGTCTTACAGGAATTTGGCTGGCCGGTCATCAGCAAAGAAAAGGCGGGCAAGATCATGCTGTTGCAAAACCCGACAGAGCAAAACGCCACCGTACGGCATGCGATCATCACCGGCGAGACAGGCGAATACGGCGGCTGGCAGAAAAACAGCCGTATGAAGCTGCCGCAGAAGTGGCTTGACTTGTTTGGCGGAGCGGATGCAGAGGGGGCAGCGCTTGGCTATCAGGCCGCGCCGTTCAAAGTGTCCGACCGCTGCTGCTACTACCTCAAGGAAAAGCCCTGCAACGACTGGGCGCGGGAGCATGACAGCGTGCCCTATATGGGTCTGATGGCCAGCGAGGGGGGGCGGCGTGAGAAAAGCCTGAAGATGCACGGCTGCAACTATTTCGGCAAGACCACCACACGCAGCGCGCCCTTTGCCATATTTGACCGACAAGACGTCTTGCAGCTTGCACTTGACCTTGACGTGCCTGTGCCCGCTGAATACGGCGAGATCGCAAAGGACAGAGACGGCAAGCTGTACACCACAAAGGCACAGCGTACCGGCTGTACTATGTGCGGTTTTGGCATCCACATCGAGAGCAGACCGCACCGGTTTGACATTTTGCGGGAGACCAATCCCAAAGAATGGGAGTTTTGGATGAAGCACGTCTGCCGGGACGAAAACGGCGATTGGTACGGCTGGGGGCGCGTTCTGGACTACATCGGCATCGGCTGGGAAGATGTGCCAGAACAGGCAGTGCAAATGCACATAGATGATTTGATGGAGGATGTGAAGTGATTAAAAAATCATACACTGTTCTTCCTTGCCCAAAATGTGGAAGTGGACTTCTTGCGTGGGGAAAGAAAATCAAAACCATCAATCCGAAGATAACAGTGTTGTCAGACCCGGGGACTGAAATTTGTTGCCTGATGTGCGGTCATTACGCACCAACACTCAAGCAGTGGAACGTCGAGGAACGAAAGAAATGCACATGACCATTTACGGCGACCCCCGCACAAAGAAAAACAGTGCCCGCATCCTGCAAGGGCGCGGAGGACGGCGCTTTGTAGCCCCAAGCGCGGCGTTTGAGGACTACCAGACCGGATGTCTATGGCAGATACGCGCCCCGCCTAAGCCTATTTCTGCCCGCGTAAACGTGCGGTGCGTGTACTACATGGCTACCCGGCGCAAGGTTGACCTTGCAAACCTGATCGAGGCCACCTGCGACATACTGGTAAAGGCCGGTGTGCTGGCAGATGACAACAGCCGCATCGTTGCCGCCCACGATGGCAGCCGGGTGGACTACGACAAGCAAAAACCCAGAGTGGAGATCTGGATTGAGGAAATGGAGGAATAATATGGACTTGCCAAACAAAAAGTACTCCGTCATATACGCAGATCCACCGTGGAACTATCTGCAAAAAGGAGCGGCTGGTAAAAAACAAGGGTACGCAGCCCAGCATTACAAAACTATGACCACCGATGATATTTGCGCTCTGCCTGTCCAACAGCTTGCGAGGGGGGGGGATGCCTATTATTCATGTGGGCAACGTTTCCTACACTCCCGGATGCACTTCGAGTTATGGATGCTTGGGGATTCATTTACAAAACCGCTGCTTTTGTTTGGGTGAAAAAATACAAATGCGGAAAAAACTTCGTTGGGATGGGTGCGTACACACGCGCAAACGCAGAAATTTGTCTGTTGGGC